CTCTTTCTCGTTTGATGGCGTACACGTTTTCCTCACTTACCCGCGATGCTCTCTTGAGCGAGAGAAACTACGAGATTTTCTCAGAGACCTCGTCCCCGAGTGCCAATACATCGTTGCAAGGGAGTTGCACGCTGATGGGGCATATCACCTACACGCTTACGCTCACTTTGGAAGACGCAAGAGGTTTGCCAGCGAGGCCGCCTTTGATCTGGACGGATTCCATCCTAACATACAGAGACCGCGATCCGCTCGCGACGTTGTTGCCTACTGTCGTAAGGAAGATACTGAGCCTTTGGTTTCAGATGGTCTCGACGCCGTTGTCGGACCCGGGAAGACCGGATGGGGAGACATCATTGCAACTGCTACAAGCGAGAGAGAATTTCTTGAACTCACACGAGACAGCTTTCCGCGTGATTACGTGCTCCATAATGGACCGCTACTGGATTTTTGCAGATGGAGATTTGGACGAGAGGAGACTCCATACGTTGGACGAGATCGATCCCTTTTTCGAGAACCCGCTGCCCTAACCGACTGGGTAACAACTAACCTAACAGAGGTACTCATATATATCGCATTCCTAATCCTAACCCGGCGCAGATGCGCCGATGGGGGTCCATACTATTATTCTCTAATCCTAACCCGTAGATATGTAGACATTGGAGCGACCGCGCTCGCTCGTTCTTATTGGAGAATCTCGACTCGGGAAAACTGAGTGGGCGAGATCTCTTGGCAAGGCCATGTACTTCTGTAACCTCTTCTCTATCGACGACTGGGACAACGATGCCAGATACATCGTCTTGGATGACATCGACATCAAGTTCTTTCCACACTGGAAGTTCTTCCTCGGAGCGCAGAAAGAAGGGGTCCTCACTGACAAGTACCGTAAGAAGCGACGAGTTCGCAATGGACGACCTTGTATCTGGTGTTGCAACGCAGACGGTGACCCTCGAAGATCTGTTTCCAGAACTGAATGCTCTTGGCTTGATCTAAATTGTGTTTTCGTGGAGTTAAGAGAGGCTTTATTTGAATAAATCAGATATCACGATAGTGCATAGTGAGCTTATAGTCCATTTCAGCGACTGTTTGATTGGTAACATCATTGGTATTCGATACGGCTTGCATAACAAGATAGTATGCTCCATGCTTGAAAGAAATAGCGACAGCAGAAAGATCAGCTTCACCAGGATCTCTAACTTGAACCATACGATTGATAGGAAAATAAAAACTAAAAGGAGTAGGCATAGAAAGAGTGCCAGAACCAGCGAGGTTCTCTACACCTGGATTAACACATATAGTTCGAACTTTCAAGACCTTGCAATTGGTTCTATCATATGGAAGTTGCCATCCATTTCCAACAAACTGAAGATTAGTAGTAGCACTCTCAAAGAAACGAGGATTGACGTTAGGAGACGTAGCAGTTGGATTAGTAGACGATGTAGTGGTATTCCCAAACTGAGTAAAACCAGCAAAGAGATTAGGATTCTGCTCACGAGACCACACGAGAGCTATGCGAATCCATGTTCCTTGACGATTAGTAACTTCTCCGGAAGTACCGACTTGACCTCGGATGGAATATCCTTTCAGATACCATTTGTTGCCGATAAACTGATCGTTTTGTATGCCTTGAGTAGTACCAAACATAGGAGCGACGACATTAACTACACGCGTAACGCCGTCACCTTCCTTGATAGCGAGTCCATTGACGATAGCATCATCATACTTATGAGGCTCGGATTGCTGACGAAGGACACGTTTGACCGCCTTCTTGAAGCCGCCGCGACGCTTGCGAAATCGACGGCGACCTATTCTCTTACGGAATCGACGTTTACGGAATGTTCTGCGTCTGAATGCCATAACAGGAGGTTCTAGATTTAATTTGATGCGCTTAGATGAAAATCCACGTTCGTCGAATTTCCTTTTTTGCCCGGCGTATTTAATATCCGAATATAGCGCGTATCCTGATAGGGCAGCGCCTGCGATTCCAAATGCACCAGCCTGTGCA